CAAGCTGCAACGCGCGTTTGGGATCGAGCCGGGGCTTTGGGACGTCGCGCCCGTCGAATCGATTGCAGTGGCGCCCACGAGCACGGGCACACCGGCGCCCGCGTCGGTCTTCGACATGGCGGGGGTCCTGCAAACGGCGGTGAACGACCAACTACAGAAGCTCACGACCGACCCATCGGTGACGCCGTATGAGCGCTCGAAGCTCATCGAGAAACTCGCCGAAGCGTTGCACTCGATCGGGAAGCTCACGGGCGAAACGCTCGACATGTCGGAGGAGAGGCTCCTTCGGTTGCCGGCATGGCGGCGCGTGAAGGACGCGATCTTCGCCGCGCTCCGCCCGTGGCCGGAAGCGAAGGTCGCGGTCGCGGAAGCGCTCGAGGCGCTTGGCCGATGACGACGGGCACGCGGCGCTCGATTCTTTTCGCGAGCTCGCCGGAAGCGCGCGACCTCGGGTGGCCGCGTTGCTACGGGTGTAAGGGCCCGGTCGGTGTAATCGAAAAGCATTGGACCGCCGAAGGGCCGACAACGATCTTCATGGTCTTCTGTCACGGGGAGATCGAACTTTGCGAGCTCCCCACGGCGTGGCTCGACGCGGGTCTCGTATCACTTGACGGCGTGGCGTTTCTTCCGCCGAAGGCGCTCGACCGGTGACGACCTCGACGGGGCGGGAAGTCGAGAAGCGACGCGGGCCGCCGCGGAAACCGAAGACGCTCGCCGAAGATCTTGCGGCCGAGCTCCGACGCGACACGGAAGGCTGGGCCGCAAAGGTCGAGCCGTTCACGTGGGCGAAGTATCGGGACGACCCGATCGGGTTCTTTCGCGAGGTGCTCGGCGTCGAGCCGTGGGCGAAGCAACGTCAGATGATCGAGCTTGTGCGGGACCACCCGCGCGTCGCCGTCTCGTCCGGTCACAAGGTTTCGAAGTCGCACACGCTCGCCGGGATCGCGCTTTGGTTTTACTCGTGCTTCGAGGACGCGCGAGTGATCTTCACGTCGACGACCTCGCGCCAAGTCGATCGGATCCTGTGGCTCGAGCTCCGCATGATGACGTACCGATCGGGCCGGTGCGTCGACTGCAAACGGGAAGATCCTCACGGGGTGAGGATCCCGCGGCCTTGTCCTCACTCGGCGATCATCGTCGGCAAGCCCGCCGACCTCGCGCGAAGCGGGCTTCGGTCAAAGGATCCCGCGCAAGGCTTCCGTGAGGTCGTCGGCTTTACAGCGCGCGAGGCCGAAGCCGTCGCCGGCATCTCGGGGAAGAACCTCCTGTACCTCGCGGACGAAGCGAGCGGCATCGGCGACCCGATCTTCCAAGCAATGGAGGGCAACCGTGCCGGCGGCGCGCGCATCGTTCTCACGTCGAACCCGACGCGCAACGAGGGCGAGTTCTACGAGGCGTTTCACGGAAAGTCCGAGTTCTTCCGGACCATGCGGATCTCGAGCGAGGAGAGCCCCAACGTGATCGCCGGGACCGACGTCATCCCGGGGCTATGTCAACGGAGCTACATCGAAGAAAAACGTCAGGAGTGGGGCGAGGACTCGAGCGAATACAAGATCCGGATCAAGGGCGAGTTCGCGCTTGGCGAGTCGCTCAAGGTGATCTCGCTCCATGACCTCCTCGAGGCCGAGCGCCGGTGGGAAGACACCGAAGCCGAGGGCCGCCTCTTCATCGGAATTGACCCCGCGGGCGAGGGAAAGGACGGCGACGAATCGGTCTTCGCGGTGCGGCGAGGGCTCAAGGTGATCGGCCTCTACGCGGTGCGCGGCATGACAACGGACGCGCTCTTGATGCAACTCCTCGGCATCATCTCGGAGCACCGCAAGCCGCGCGAAGAACCGCCGGTCGTGATTCTCGACTCCGAAGGCTCGATCGGCGCGCGGGTCGCCGGGACGCTCCGATCGCACACCGACCGAAACCCGGACGCATTCGTCCTCGTCCCGGTGAAGGCGTCGCATTGGGCAACGCGCGAACCGGAAAACTACGAGCGGATCCGCGATGAGCTTTGGGCCAACCTTCGCGATTGGATCAAGCACGAGGGCGGCGCCGTCCCCGAGGACCGCAACCTTCACCGCGAGCTCCACGCGCCCGAATGGCACCGGCTCGCCAATGGCAAAAGCAAGGTGACGCCCAAGCGCGAGCTAAAAAAAGTGCTCGGCCGTTCGCCCGACCGAGCCGACGCGGTAGCGCTATGCGTTTGGCGGCCGAGATCGCTTGACGGAATATCAGGCGATTCAAGGCAGGAAGCGGAGGTCGCAGACCCCGAGGCCACCCCCCTCGATCCGTATGCAGGATTGAGCGCGTGGCGATCGCGCTGAAACTTTGGAGCCCACTCGTATCCTTTTCAGCCGCCCGGCTCTTCGGTGATTCGATGATGAATGGCGGGGCAACCATGGCGCGATCGAGTAGCGGCCCTACTCGGAGTCTCCGCATACGAGCGCCCGCAAGGTTACGGTCCGTCGCTCGACGATGATCAGGTCGAGAACGTCAGGCGACAACTCGGCGGACAGCTAAACCCGCTCCCCACAACGAAGACCCGCTTTTACTTGGCGGATCTCGAGACCGCGCAATTCGCGGCGGACTCCGGCGATCTCTCGCAAGTCGGCCGGCTCTACCGAGCGATGCGACGTGACGGAACGCTCGCGGGTCTCATGTCCACGCGGACGAGCGGTCTCGTTCGTTTGCCGAAACGCTTCTACGGCGACTCGAAGATCACCGAGCTACTTCGCGCCAAGAACGGATCGCGCTCGATCTTCGACGAGATGTTTCCGCCGAGCGAGTGCGCACTCCTCGCGGCCGACGGGATCGGCCCGGGCGTTGGCGTTGCCGAGCTCGTGCCGGTCACCGGTCGCGACTACCCCGTGATGGTTCGCCTCGATCCCGAGTGGCTTCGCTACCGGTGGAACGAGAACCGTTGGTATTACAACTCGGTCGCGGGCCCGCTGCCGATCACGCCGGGCGACGGCCGTTGGATACTGCACACGCCGGGCGGGCGGATCGCTCCGTGGAACTCGGGCAATTGGCAAGCCCTCGGCCGCGCCTGGATCAACAAGGAGCACGCCATGCTCCACCGGAGCAACTACGGCGCGAAGCTCGCGAACCCCGCGCGCGCCGCCGTCGCTCCGCTCGGCGCGACCGAAGCGCAGCGCACGGGCTTCCTCGCGAAGCTCATCGCGTGGGGAATCAATACGGTCTTCGAGCTCCCGATCGGTTGGGACGTGAAGCTCCTCGAGCTCAAGGGCGAGGGCTACAAGGTGTTCGCCGAGGACATCCAAACCTCGGACCTCGAATACATGATCTGCCTTGCCGGGCAGGTCGTGACCGTCACCGGCGGCAGCGGCTTCGCGAACGCCGATATCCACAAGTCGATTCGCGCGGACCTCATCAAGGACACCGCCGACGGTCTCGCTTACACGCTCAACACCCAAGGCCTACCGCCGTGGATCGCTGAGCGCTTCGGGGAAGAAGCGATCGGCACGGCCTCGATGGAGTGGGACGTCGCCGAGCCGCGCGACATGAAGGCCGAAGCCGACTCGATGATCTCGGTCGCGCAAGCCGTCTCGCAACTCCGAGATGCGCTCTCACCGTACGGCCTCGAGCTAGCGGTCTCCGAGCTCGCAACTCGCTTCGGGATTCCGATCGCGAACGACGGCGACGGCGACGGCGCGCCGGACTCGAAAACGCCGAGCAATGTGATCCCAATCACGCGCGGGTCCGCCGCTCCGCTCGAGCCGGAGCTCCTTTCCAAGATCGTCGAAGTCGCGAAGCAAGCCGGACTGCGGCCCACCACCGACTCGATGCGCAAGGCCATCGAAGCGATAGGAATCAAGCTCGAGCCAATCCCGAGCGCGCAGACCACCGCCCGCCTCGACCTCGCACCGACCGACGTGGCGAAAGTCGTACGCGTCGACGAGGCGCGCACCTCGCAAGGCTTGCCGCCGATCGGCGACGACCGCGGCAAACTCACGATCACCGAGCTCGATGCGCAAGCGTCGGCGCCGCCCGAGGGCGCATCGCCCGCGCCCGCGCCGGCAAAAGATGTGGAGGCCGCGTGATGCTCGAACGCTTGCAGTGTGCGATCGATCTGCGCTCGCTCGCGCCGGAAGCCGTCGAGCGGTCCGCGCCCGGCGCGGCCCCCACAGCTTTTCGCATATGGCGCGCGGGCGAGAACCCGACCGACAAGGGGCCCACGAACTTCACCGAGAAGAGCGCGCGCGAACTCATCGCGGATCAGGCGGCTCGCAAGAACCTCTTTTCGATCGACGTCGATCATCTTTCGCTTAGTGCCGTCGCGCCGCCAGAAGCACGCAAGGCGGTCGGTTGGCACACGATCGAAGTGCGCCGCGACGCGAACGGCGCCCCGGAGCTCTGGGCGACCGGAGTCGAGTGGACCGATGTGGCGAAGAGCGGCCTAGAGAAAGACCCGCCGGAGTGGCGCTATTTCTCGCCCGCGTACGACGTCGACAAGAAGACGCGCGAGGTCACCGCGTATCTCAATACGGCGCTTACGAACAATCCCGCGACGTGGGCCGTTACCGCGCTCGCTTCTCAAGCAATAGGGGGACCAATGGCTGACGAACCGAAAAAGATGTCGAAAGAGGACGTCCTCGCGGCGCTTACGGCTTTTGCCAACGGCACGGAGGAGGACATCAAAAAGTGCGCTAAAGCAGCGCTCGCCGCTTTCGGCCAACCGGCGGAGCCGTCGAAGGACGAGCCCGCGAAAGACGAGCCGGCCAAAGACGAACCCGCGAAGGATACGAGTGCGCCGGTTGCCGCCACCGCGAGCTCGGGCACCGGAGCGGACGACCCGGTCGTGGCGCTCGCCGCGAAGGTGCAATCGCTCGAGGCGAAGATCGCCAAGGACGAAGACGACAAGGAGCGCAGTCGGTTGTTTGCATCGCGTCCGGACTTCACGCCCGAGGTCAAGAAAGCGCTCGAGGGCAAGCCGCTCGAGACGCTTCGCTTCGCCGTCGAAACGTTTCCACGTGGCGCGAAGGGCGGCGCCGCGGGGACCGCAACGGTGACGGCAACGCGCGGGGCCGGGCAGGGCGAAGGGAGCGACGGCACCGATCGGACGCCGCGCCTCTCGCCCGAAGAAAAGCAAAAGCTCGATGTCCGGATGGGCATCAAAGCGGAGTCCGGTGCAATTCGGCAAGCGGATAACCGCCGCTTCTATGGGGTGATGAGCCCCGATGAAGCTCGCAAGCTCGCGAGCGCGAACGGGGGTGCGCGATGACGGCTCTTGCAGCGGAAAAAACCCGCAAGCGCGAGGTATGGAAATACAAGCAATTCACCCTTGCATCAGGAACCAAAGCCTACAAGGGCGGGCTTGCTTGTCTCGACAAGTCCTCGGCGACGTCGACCAAGGTCGTCCCCGGTACGCCCTCGAGCACGCTCGTAGCGATCGGCGTCTTTCGCGAGACGGTGGACGCCACAAGCGCCGCCGCGCTCGTGGACGTCGATCTGCTTACCGAGATCGAGATCGAGTGGTGGGCGAACGGCACGAGCACCGATGCCGTTGCGGCGACCGATATCGGAAAGGACGCTTACGTCCTCGACGACCAAACGGTTTCGATTCTCTCCGGCGGGCATTCGCTCGCGGGTCGGATTTGGGCGTACGACTCGGTCAAGAATCTCGTTGCAGTCCAGAAGACGGGCGCGTCGGGTGATGGGCTTCTGCCGCAGCCGACTTTGATCGCGTACGTCTCGAACGACTCGATCCCCACAACGATCGTCAACCGCGGGATCTACGACGTGCCGACGACCGGCGCGGCGTCAACGGTCACGCTTCCGGCCGCCGCGCCGGACGGGACGATCGCCTACTTCGCCGCGGATGGCACGAAGAACGGGCACACGGTGCAGTATCGCGACGCCACCGGCCCGACGAACCTGACCACGGCCTTGACGGCTTCCAAGCGACACCTCGTGGTCGCGTCGAAGCTCGGCGGGAAGTGGTTCGCAAACGCCTACGTGAGCCCGTGACGGGAGGGGATGAACCATGCCTTTGACACCGAATTTCGTATTCGACTTCGAGTCGAACATGCAGGCGATCACCGATCGCGAGTACACGCGATTGACCCAATCGCTTTGGTGGCAACGCATCGTGAAGACGCGGCCCTCGTCGAGCAAAAAGGAGCTCATCGCGTGGCTCCTTTCGACCGCCACGATCAAGGCGCAAGGTAAGGGCGGCAACATCGCCTTTGACGACATCGTGTCGACGTACACGACGTTTGAGTCCCTCGACGCGGGAACGGGTCTCAAACTCCGCGTGAACGAGCTCGAGGATCTCGACGGGAGCGGTCTCGACATTGCGTCGCAGTGGTCCGCGGATATCGGCGCATACATGGCGTACTGGGGACAGAAGCAGACCGTCTATGCGATGAAGAACGGTCACACCGCGTCGATCGTGACGGGGTACGACGGCAAGGCGTTCTTCGCCGCCGACCACCCGGTCAATCCGTTCGACTCGGGCGCGGGCACCTACCAAAACGTCTTCACCGGTGCCGCGTCGGGCTCCTATCCGGGCGCGTGCCCGATCGACACGAGCGTTACGACTGACGTGGCGCTTGCGAACCTTGGCAAGATCTTTGGCTACGTCGCACAGATCAAGATGCCGAACGGGGAAGACCCGCGGTTCCTCCGGCCGAAGACCCTCATTGTGCCGCCGGCGATGTTTCCGCGCGCCGTGCAACTGACAAGCGCGAAGTTCCTCGCGCAAGTCGCGGGCTCCGGTGCGGCGCAAGGTGGATCGGGCGACGTCGAGTCGTTGATCGCGGCGCTCGGTTACGCGGCGCCGATCATGGCCGACGAGTTCGCGGGATTCGAAAGTGACACCACGTTCTATGTCGCTTGCGAACAGGTGAGCTCGTCGCCTCTCGGGGCTCTCGTGTACGTCGATCGCGAACCGTTCTCAATCACGTACTACACGGGCAAGGGCGGGGGCACCGGGGTCGACGCGATTCTCGATAGGGCGCGCGAGCTCGAGTGGCATTGCCACGGCCGAAACGTGCTCGGGCCAGGGCATCCCTACCTCCTGTTCAAGTGCAAGGGGTCCTGACGAGCGGCACGGTGCGGCCTCGACGTCTTCATCCACCACGAACGTACGTAACGAGAGAACGGGCGCCACGATGGCAAGTCTCGACGTCGCCGGTTTCAAAACCCGGTCGGTTATGCCGGCCGAGGATATCGACGCGCTCGAGGTCGTGGCGCCCGGTTTCATCTCGGCCGAGCTGAACGAATGGGAATCGAGAATGTACTCGGTACTTCGCAAGAGGTATGCGGTCCCGTTCGCGACACCCGTGCCCGAAGTCGTCAAGGGTTGGCTCGCCCGTCTCGTCACGCCACGTGCGTACTTGCGGCGCGGTGTCAACCCCAGCGATGCGCAGTTCGAAGAGATCAAAGCCGATGCAGCGGCAGCATGGACCGAGATCAAGGAGGCCGCCGAT